CAGAAAGACTATTAAAAACTGATGGCAGAGTTGGTACAGCTGACAATGACATTAACGCAGTGAAAAACATGGGAATGGTTCCACAAGGTTATGTGGTTAACAATTTCTTAACTGACACTGACGCTTTTTTCATTAAAACTGATTCACCAAACGGCTTAAAACATTTTGTTAGAGCACCTATCAGAACTGCAATGGAAGGCGACTTCGATACTGGTAATGTAAGATACAAAGCTAGAGAGAGATATTCATTTGGATTCTCTGACTGGAGAGGTATCTTCGGAACACCAGGAGCATAAATCATTTAGTGGGGCACGTGGTGTGCCCCACTAACAAACCCAAGACTTAAACGACAACTAATAAGGAGGTTGACATGGGTTCTACTACTTTTTCTGGTCCAATTAAGGCCGGAACAATCAAAGAAACTGCTGGGATAACACTTGGCAAAGACATAAAAAATACAGGTCAAGTCGTAATGGCTCAGACTCACGCAATTGATCTATCAGGTGGAGCAATTGCAGCAGGCGCAACTGATATTGTTATTCCTGCAAATTCACAAATTATCGACTGTGTGTTTGATATAATCACTGCAGCTAACACAGGTACTAATATTAGTATTGGTGATACTGTGGGTGGTGCTGCTACTATTGTTAACACTTTTCCAAGTGGAACAAATGCTGGTAGAGTATATCCTACTACACAAGCTGGCGGTGCGTTAGCGTGGGAAGATACAGGTTCAGCTGATATTAAATTGACTGTAACTACTTCTGCTGCTACAAACGCTGGAGAGATTAGATTTACTGTTTTATATCAACAAAACACTAATCTAGGCTAATTAATATAACCGTGGGTGGGGAGTAATGGCCCCACCCTATTACAAGGGGAATTAACAATGACACAAGTTGTAAAAAAATTATTTGATGGAGAAAGAAAACTAATCTATAGTTTTAACTTTACCATCGCAAGCACAACCGCAGAAAACTACGAAATAGATGTAACAGACGCAAACAAATGCGCTCTTAACAGTAAAGGTCAACAAGCTGCTGCACTTACAATTAACAGAGCGTGGTGGTCAGTTAACAATTCAGCAACAACTAAACCGTTAAAATTGTTTTACGAAGCAAGCGCAGATGATTTAGCACTGACTTGTAATTTTGCTGATGATCAAGATTGGAGCACAATTGGTGGATTAAAAAATCCTAGATCATCTGGATTTACTGGCAGTATAAAAGTTAACTTTTCTTCGGTAACAAACGACGATACAGCAACTCTAGTACTTGAACTAATTAAAGATTATAGTTAGGAGTCTTAATGGCTTATTCAGGCACTAGAACATTTAATCTTACAGTAGAAGAGATAATAGAAGAGGCATACGAAAGATGTGGTCTTGAGGTAAGAAGCGGATACGATTTAAAATCTGCAAGACGATCTTTAAACCTCATGTTTTCTGATTGGGCAAATCGTGGTCTTAACTTGTGGACTATAGATTATGCTACACAAACAATGACTCCTGGTACTAATTTTTATTCAGTTGGTAAAAATACAGTTGACATTTTAGATGCAGCAATAACAACAACTGATAATGCTACAGCTAATTTAGAAGGTGACTCTAATACTACAGACGTAACAATAACTAAAATATCTAGAACTGAGTATCTTAACTTAAGTAGAAAGCAACAAGACGGAACTAACGGTGATGCAAGACCTACACAATTTGTTTTAGTAAATGGTCAAGTAACTGTAAACGGTGGTAGTAATACTGGTAGGCCTGAACACAATTTAACTTTATTTGTTTATCCTAGCCCAGACAAAGCTTACATACTAAAATACTTTTTTGTAAATAGAATTATGGATGCAGGTGCATATGGAAACGAAGCAGATGTTCCGTTTTATTTTATGCCTTGCCTAGTCTCAGGATTAGCTTATTATACAGCGATCAAAAGAGCACCTCAACTTGCAGCAGGATTAAAAGCTGTGTATGATGAGGAGTTTGAGAGAACTGCTGATGCGAACAGAGAAAGAGTGTCTTTCAAAGTTAAACCGGCACAAGCATACATACCATAGGAGGTAATATGCCAATATGTGATCACTGTGGACACGAATGCCATTGTAGCAACGGAGGATCTTGTTGTGGTGGACAATGTGATTGTGGAAATTGTGAATGTAAAAAGGAGGATAAATGAGTAACCCAAGATACAACAAACAATCTGCCAACCAAAGAATAGGTGGTAAAGGCGGAAGAAGTTTTGGTAGAGGACAAATTACTATACCAAACGCTGTTGAAGCTGGGGCAATAACTACAAAAGGTATTGCACCTGCAAAAGGTAAAGCACAAGAGATTTCTATATCTAAAGGTAAAGAATCTGGAACTGCGTTAGGAATGGGAGCTGCTGTTAAAGGTGGCAAATATACCTGGACGTAATGGCAAAGAAAAAATCATTGTCACAAAAAAGAAAAGCTAAGTCTGATAAAAATAAAAAAGGCATAGCAAAAGGTTGTGGCATGGTAATGGAGAACAGAAGGAAAAAAACAAAATATGCCTAAAACAGCGGCATGGCAAAGAAAAGAAGGTAAAAGCAAATCCGGTGGATTAAACAAAAAAGGTGTAGCTTCTTACCGTGCTAAGAATCCTGGTTCTAAACTTAAGATGGCAGTTACTACTAAACCATCTAAGTTAAAAAAAGGATCTAAAGCTGCAAATCGCCGTAAATCGTTTTGTGCTAGAATGAGTGGTATGAAGAAGAGAAGAACAAGTGCAAAGACTGCAAATGATCCTAATTCAAGAATCAACAAATCTTTGCGAAAATGGAATTGTTAATGACGTACGCAAAAGGAAAATATTCTAAATTTATTTCTGATCGTAGTGGATTAGAATATCCTTATTCAGAAATGGTAACAGAGTGGACAGGCATGAAAGTTCATACTAGCGAGTATGAGCCTAAAGCACCACAATTAATGCCACATGAACATTCTCCAGATCCTATTGCACTAAAAGATCCTAGACCAGATAGAACAGAAAATAACGTAGAAAGGTTATTAGGGTTAAATCCTTTTATACAAGACGCAGGAACTGTTGTGGTAAAAGTATTTGAACCTGGGCACAATAGAACTACAAATGACACTGTTAGATTTAGAAACGCCACAGGACCAAATTCTAGTACAATAAATGCAAACGCAGGTAAAACAATAACAGTTATAGATAATGATTTTTATAGCTTTGGTTTAGGTGGTGTAGCACCAACTGAAAAAGTTATATCAGGAGGAGGTATAGCGTCCGCAGGACCTGTTACAATAACACCATGACAACATATACAGAACTAAAACAACAAATAAGAGATTACACAGAAACAGATTCTAATGTTTTAACAGATACTATTATTAATGATTTTATTGAACACGCAGAAAATAAAATTTTAAGAGATGTAGATTTACCAGTATTTAGATCTTATCAATTTTCTAATTTTACTACAGGCAATGGATTTTTAACATTACCTGGTGGAGGAGCTACTGTTCCTACACAGTTTTCTGTTATTAGAAGTGTTATGATATATCCTGCAAACGGCACAGGAGAAAGAACATACTTACAGCAAAAAGACGTAACTTTTATGGATGAGTTTCATCCAGACAGAGCTGTAACAGGAACACCAAAGTATTATTGTCAATGGGATCATAATACTATATACGTAGTACCAACACCAAGTGCTGCTTTTAAAGTAGAAGTAGGTTTGATTAGACTGCCAGATAGGTTGTCATCTTCTACTAGCAATACATGGCTTGGGGACAACGCACCAGTACTTATGTTGTATGGGTGCCTTGTAGAAGCCTTTAAATATTTAAAAGGCCCAGCAGACATGCTGCAAATTTATACACAATCGTATGAAACCGCTTTACAAGAGGTTGCTGCGCAACAAATAGGTAGAGGTAGAAGAGATGAGTGGGCAAACGGTGTTATACGTGTTCCTCGACCTTCAATTTTACCAGGTTATAGTAAACCATTAGAACCAACAGGAGGACAATAAAATGGCAATATCATCATCAACTGTAACAACGAGTTTTAAAACTCAATGTTTACAAGGAACGCACAATTTCACTGCATCATCCGGTGATACTTTTAAAATTGCGTTGTACACAAATTCATCTAACTTAAGTGCTTCCACAGCTACTTATGCAGATGGTACAGCAACTAACGAGTATTCTGGAACAGGCTATACAGGTGGAGGTAACACTCTAACCAGTTCTACGCCAGTAGCAGATGGAACTACAGCAGTATGTGATTTCGCAGATACGTCTTGGACTTCAGCAACAATAACAGCTCGTGGCGCTTTGATCTATAATAGTTCAGAGGGTAACAAATCTGTTCTTGTGTTGAATTTCGGTGGGGACAAAACTTGCACTAACGGCACGTTTACAATTCAATTCCCTACAGCTGACGCATCTAACGCTATATTAAGATTAGCATAAGGTAGTAAATGGCTTTTATCTTAAACGATAGAGTTAAGCAGTTAACTACAACAACTGGCACAGGCACCCTAACTTTAGGTAGTGCAATAACCGGTTTTGAAACCTTTGCACAAGGCATAGGTAACAGCAACGAAACTTTTTATGCTATTGCTCATCGTACAGCAAACGAATTTGAAGTAGGCAGAGGTACGCTTAATGGTTCCTCTACAACTTTAGCTCGTACAACAGTAATTTCGTCATCTAATAGTGACAGCGCAGTAGATTTCTCAGCAGGTGAGAAAGAGGTATTTTGTACATTGCCAGCCTCTAGAACACCATCAGCTAGCATGACTGCAGCAACTTTTGTAAATACACATAGTTCTACTATTAGTGATTCACAAACAATGGATTCTGGTGTATTAGCCGGACCTGTTACAATTACTGGTACGCTCACAATTACAGGAAATTTGGTCGTAGTATGAGTCAATTAGAAGTAGATAAATTAATACCACAATCAGGCACAGCCCTTCAAATAGGGGATGCAAGTGACACAATTACAATACCTGCAAACGCTACTTTTAACGCATCAAGTGCAACAGTTCAATTACCAACTGGTGTTGGTGGAACTTCTTGGCAAACTGTTAAAACCAACAACTTTACTGCAGTAGCAGGTGAAGGTTATTTTATTAATACTACTGGTGGTGTGATAACAGCAACTTTACCAGCGTCTGCAACCATTGGAAACGAAATTTCAATAATAGATTATGCTGGAACAGCAGATACAAATAATATAACAATTGGAAGAAATGGACATAAGATTCAAGGAGCCACATCTGATATGACAGTTACTACTGAAAGAGCTGCTTTCACATTAGTTTACGTTGATGCAACTCAAGGGTGGTTATTAAAGGATAAATAGTATGACTAATTATAAAGATCTAAGATATTCATTTCCTACTTCAGCAATTACATCAGGTACGTTTGCAGATGCTAGGATTGCTGCATCAAATGTAAATCAACATGCATCAACCTTTGATGACAACAAGATTGTTAACGACATTTCAACTTTAGGTTTAAGAGTTCATACACAAGAAAATCTTGCAGGCTCAAATACTAATTCAGCATCTTTTGATGTATTTCAAGATGCAACTAAGATTACAGGTTTAACGAATGCAGTTAGAGATAGTAACGAATTTATTTCTACTATTTCTACACAAAATACAGCTTTTAATTTTAAAGATGCTGGTACTCATGGTCAACCAGAAATGAGGTCGCCAAACTCAAATCAAGGTAGTCCAAGCACTCATGGTCACCCTTCTAGTTGGACAAATGATAGAGTGCCAGTGCAAACTTCTAACAGTGGTTATACCGCTGGTTATGCTATGTTTGTCTTTGATTTATCACATAACTTTGAAACTGCTATATGGCAAAGACAAGATGCTATGCCAGATTTTAACACTGGTAATACTCAC